CGCCTCGATAGGTACCCGCTGCGCGTGCTCCGGCGCGCGTGCGTCGGGGCCGACGCTGGTGGCGGGCTGGGTTGTTGTTGCGGTGGCGCGGGTGGTGCGGGGCGGGCTGGTTGTTCGCTGGGCTCGGGGCTGTCAGTGAACAGCGAGCCTTGCGATACGGCCTGGCGCAGGCGCGACCATTCCGGCTCGCGGTAGCGGTGCAGGCCCAGGTAGTGGGCCATGGCCAGGTTGTACACCAGCAGGTCGAGCGCTTCGTTGCGCTCGGCCTTGCCCTTGACCCACTCGGTTTTCTTGTGGCCCTTGATGTACCGGGCGATCTTCCGTTCCGCGACGCACTGCTGGTAGAAGTCCTCGGGCAGGTCCTGCGAGAAGTGCAGCGCGCCGGGGCCGTCGTGCATGGCGTAGCGGTTGTAGATCCAGTCCTTGGCGGTGTCGGTGCCGATGATCCAGAGTTCGGCGCCGTCCTTCTGGGTGGCGCCCTTCCAGGTGACGTCGACACGCGACGGGCGCTGGGCGATCACGGGGCGGCTCGGGCGACTGGAGCCCTTGACCGCGAACACGTTGCGCCAGCGCCGCAGGCGCGTGAACTGGTAGACCTCGTCCGTATGGTGGCCGCCGGAGTCGACCGCCGCCGCGCAGATCGCCAGATCGACGCCGGAGGTGTGCCGGTAGCGGGTCTTGAGCTTCTCGTCCAGCAGCGCCCAAGTGCGCTCGTCCGAGGGGTCGCCCATGATGACCTGGTGGTCGACGATCCAGCGTTCGAGGCCTTCGCCCCAGCCGATCACCAGCATCTCCAGGCGATTGTGCTGGGTGTCGACGGCGGCCGTCAGGAGCAGCGCACCGCTGGGCGCGCTGCCGAGCGAGTAGCTTTCGGCGCGGGCTTGCAGTTCGCTGGCTCGCGTCATCTCCTGGGCGGAGTCCCACAGCCGGGCCAGGCGGGTGTTGTAGAACACCTGCATGGGTTCGAGGTCGCCCTTGTCCTGCGCCTTCTTGGCCTTGTCGTATTGCTTGGCCAGGCCGAGCCAGCTGACCCAGCCGAGCGGCGCATAAAGCGCGTTGAGGTAGAAGCCGACCGTATCGCCATCGCCTTCGGCATGGGCGCGCCATTCACCGCGGGCGAGCATGTCGCCCTTGTGGTGTTCGTCGATCAGGCAGCCGCACTCGGGGTTGCAGCACAGGTACTGGACGTGGCTGTAGTCGGCCGAGTACTTGAGGTTTTCCCACTCCAGCACTTGCATCTCGGCGCAGTGCGGGCACGGCACGTAGTAGTGGCGCTGGTCGCTCTCGGCGAACAGGTCGGCGATGCGCGACGCGCCCTTGATGGTGGGCGAGCTGGAGAAGTAGACCTTGGCGTTGCGGCCGAATGTCGAGGTGCGCGTCTCGGCCAGTTCGATGGGGTCGCCTTCGTTGTCGACGTCGACGTCCCAGCGGTCGACCTCGTCGCCGTAGACGTAGCGAGCGGACAGTTCAGCCAGGTTGGATGCGGAGCCTGCGGTGGTGGCGTAGAGCGTGCCGCCTTCGAATTCCTTGGTGTCCATCGTGTTGCGCGAGTCGCGCGAGCGCGGCGAGGCGACGCGGCTGCGCAGCTCGGGCGTGGCTTCGATAGTCTTGCCGACCCGGCCGCTGACGCGCTTGGCCAGCGACAGGCTGGGCAGCAGCATCAGGATGTTGGCCGGGGCCATGTGGATGCAGCCGCCGATCCAGTTGAGGGCGATCTGCGTCTTCATCAGCTGCGAGGCGACCATGGTCACCACGCGGCGGGCAGGGTGGCCGGGCGACAGGCAGCGCATCGGCTCGCGGGCGTAAGGCGTGCGGTCGGTGCGGTACGGGCCGGGCTCGGCGGCGCCGGTGTCGCGCGGGATGCGCATGTACTCGTCGGCCCATTCGTCCACCCACAGGTCGGGGTCGGGGCGCAGGCCGCGCATGTAGGCCGCACGGTACGCGGCTGCACCGTCGGCGTAGGGCATGGCATTCAGTCAGGCGGTCGTAGCGCCTGCTCCAGTTCGGCGGAGCTGACTCGCTCGGCATCTTCCAGCGCGCGCCGGATGGCGGCTGTTAGGCGGCGGTCGAGCTCCCAGGGGTCAGAGATTGCGGCGAGCTCGGGTGCGATCTGCTTGGGCAGGCCGAGCAGGAGGTCGCGCAGCATGCGCCCGGTAGCGAATGCGGCTGATTCAATCGCGGGCACTTCGGCCAGCAGGCCGTGCGCCTTGCGGTACTCGTCTTCGGCGAGGCCCGCCAGGTAGTGCTCGCGGCGGGCGCGGGCCTTCTGAAAATCGATGGGGCCGGCGTCCGAGGGTGGCGGCTCCAGGTCGGGTGCACTCGGCGCGATGTGCGCCGCTACGTCGCGCTCGGTACGGTTACGCTGGTGGCGGTCGGCGACGCCGGCCTTGCTGGGGTCGGCGGTCTTGGTGAGCAACGCCTCGGTGGCGGCGACGTCGACCTTCTTGCCGTCCGGAGCAAACACCAGACGGCCCTGCTCCTTCAGCTTTGTGACGTAGCCGGGCGAAACGCCTCGGTGCGCGGCGAAGGCGCTCTTCGTCAGGTACAAGGGAGAGGTCACGATTTCACCTAAACGGGCTGTTTTTTACCTTGGGGTGAAATTTCACTAACTTCGCAAACCAGTCGCTAGCGAGAAAGCGGGGCCCGAATTACCCGTGACGGGCGAAGGCTCCAGGGGCCCCGGCGGGTGCGCGGAGCTGGTGCATCACCGGGCGGTTCGCACCGCGTGGTCCAGGGCATCGCGCAGTTCGTTGCCGTAGTGCGCCTTTACCATGTTCTCAGCGATCTTGAAGAACGGGAACGCCACGCGGTACCCGGGCGCCCCGCTGGTGAAAACGAACACCGGCCTTACTGCATCGCCCCAAGCTGTACTGCGCCGCTCCCAGATGCCCTGTGTGCCATCGATCTCCGCAGCGAAGTAGCGCTGGGCATTGCCCTTGCGCCGGCTGCGGCGGCTGTTGGTCGCGTTCGCCTGGTAGCCGCGGCGCTGCTCAGCTGCACCGAGGCCCGACAGCACCTTGGTAATCAGCCCGCGAGGGGCGTTACCGAAGGCATTCAGCACGTCGTTTGCCGGGACGGCATATTGTCCACGGCGCATGATGCCGGCGGCGATCAAGGCTTCCTCGAATCGCTTGTGCCGGCGCACCCCGCCGTGCACCGCCTGCTGCAGATAACGGTCGGCGGGAATGCCCGTCGTCCATTGATCCTTGAACCACACCCGCGCTTCCGGCTTCGCCTTCGTCGCCGGTCGGATGAACAGGCTGTTCATCGTCGTGCTGGTCGGCCTGTCGAGCCGGGCGCGCATCACCTTCAGCATCCCGCCCCGGACCCGCTGCGCCATCCGCGTGGCGGCCAGCACCCGGGCGAACGGCATGTGCTGCCGCTCAAGGTCGGTCAGAAAGCGGTGCGCCTCAGTCGAATCGACATCAATCTTGAACATCACCCGCCCTCAGCCATCACTATCGAGCGTCGCCGTGTTCTCGACGCCCGCACGCTTCGCCAGCCAGCGCGAGTAGATGCCGCCGGCCACATCCGCACCGATCAGCCCAGTACCGATACCGAACGCGCCTGCGAGGTAGGGATCGCCCCACGCCCACAGCGACATCATCAGCGCGACCATCCCGAACAGCGCCGAGCTGCCAAAACGCAGCAGCACACGGCGGGCAATCTCGCCCATCGTCACGCCCTGCACATCTGCCTGGCGCATCTCCCCGACCAACCCAGCCAGCGCCACGGCGATCAGCAGCCAGGTCGGCAGCTCGACCAGGGTGTTCTGCGCTTGGCTCTCAGTCGACATGCGCGGGCTCCAGTGGCACAAAAAGAAAAAGGCCCACCGTTACGGGTGAGCCTGGAATGGGTGCCCTCTTTCGAGGGCTGGACCGCCGGGGACAGTCCGCGACACAGCACGTCGCTTGGGGGTTATCGCTGCGGGCGCAGCTCTACAACCATGGGAGCTTTTTACAGTCGACATGCAGTGGCGTAAACCCTGCATTTACGCCCCTCTTGAATCCTCCGCGAATGCTCCGCCAATCCTCCCGCAATCCTCGAAACGCTCCCGACGAACGGTCACAGCCCACCGCCAGCAGCAGCCTTCACCGCTCTCGCCGCAGCCTTGCGATCAGCACAGCGCCGCCGCTCAGCCCGTGCAGCATCCCGCGCCGCGTCTCGGGCCAGCCGCGCCCGCTTGATAGCCGCAGCGTGGGCATCGGTGCCCCGCTCCGCCGCCTGCAACCGTGTCAGCGCCACCGGCCACTCCGCCAGCAGCTCAGCGTGCAGCTCATCCACCTGGCTGCGATACGTCCGCATCGATATCCCCAGCCGCTTGCACTGCGCCGCCACGGCCACCGCCTGCGCTCCCTGGCAATAGCGCACCTGTGCCAACCGCTGCAGCACCCGGCCACGCGATCCCAGGCCGAGCGGCGCATCCTTCGCCATACCGTCCAGCGCTATACCTACCGCCTCGCTCGCCCGGCTGATCGCCACCGCGCACTCAACCAGTGACAGGCAGCGATGCCCGCCCACACCGCCCGGCGCATCGTCACCCATCCGCCCCAGCGGCGAGGCGATGGCCACATCCAGAGCAGGGTCCACAACCTCACGGCCCCAGGCCTGCAACAGCAATTCCATAGCATCAATCATGGCTGCGCTCCGGTATGTCGAACCGGTCAACAGCCATCGAGCGGGCGGCCTGCTCGGCGTGGTAACGCTGATGGCACGGCTCACAAATTGCGACCAGCTGGAACAGAAACTCAGCCCCAACGTTCTCGTAAGACAAGTGGTGCACCTGATCCGCCGCAGCCTCGCCGCAGCCCTCGCATAGACCTCCGGCCCGCTTAAGCACACTCGCCCGCTTTGCCAGCCACGCATCAGACGTCAGGTAATCGTTGTACCAATCGAACCATGCAGCCTTCCGTATCGCCTCAGCCTGCTCAGCAGCCAGCCGTTCGAGGCCGCGCACCTCAGCAGCCAGCCCGGCATCAAATGGCGCCACTTCCAGCGTGCCGCGCAGCTCCACGACCACGGCCTTCGCAACAGCCGAACCAACCGCCTCGCCGCACCCCAGGCACTGCCACACGTACTGCACAGCGTTGCCCCGAACTGTGCGCTTGCGAAGATCAACTGCCGCGTCCGGGCAGAAATTACAGATCACATCCATGCTGAGCCCCCCTTAAACCTTATCTGGTGACACTGGTGACACTGGTGACAGAAAAAACCCTTTAAAATCAACAATGTCACCAATGTCACTACTGTCACCACATAAAAGAAAGAATACATATCGTGCGCGCGTGTATACGTAAGAAAACACTGGTGACACTGGTGACACTGGTGACAGCCTTGATTTATAAAGACTTTTCCCGAAACCAACTGGTGACGCACTGGTGACGCTCAAGTGACAGCTATGCAGCTTCGGCCATAGGGGCGCTCTTCGGCCTCAC